GACATCTTAACTCTATGTATAATGTCGTTTATGGCGAATATGGAGTGCCATTACTTACTACTAATTCAAATCTCGCAAATGTAACTTTATCTATTTCAAACATTCGAATTAAAGCAAGGCAGGTGTGGGATTACGACATTTTTGACCCTCATAACCTTGCAGAATTAAGAGTAAAAAAGGCAGTTCCTTTAACTTTTCATTTGGTAGCAGAAATAGAGTACGGAGGTGGAGGAATAAACCAAAGACATACGCTACACATAGCATCATCCGAGCCTTTGGAAGGAACAGACTTTGGGCAGATACAATTCAATAACAAACAATTTAACCTTGGCGATATTCCAGCAGGGAGTAAAGTGTGGGTATATCTGCATTTTCCAAATGGTATAGAATGGAGTCAATTCTACTTCGGAAGAACAGACAGCGCCATTACCATATCCTCCAGCATTGACAAACTCGGCAGAAAGTCCAAGGTGGTAAGCCTTTTTGATGCGATAGACAAAGTAGCAGAAAATTATTCTGATGGACAAATAAGATTGGTTTCAAACATTCTTTCAGATGGAGGAAAATATGCTAATCAATATGTAGCAACAGGGGCTTTCCTGCGTGGCGTGGCGAATATCTTTTTAGGCGAGGAGAAGATAAACACCTCGTTCAAGTCGCTATTCTATGAGGGAGCATCGCCACTATTAGCTCTTGGATTTGATGTTATAGAGAATAAACTGATAGTAGAGGATATAGACTATTTCTTCAAAGATGTTCAGGCTTACGACCTTACAAGTAAAGATTTTGTCCAAGAGAATTTGACCATAGAAAACGACAAGGATATAAGTTACAACAATCTGATATTCGGCACGAAGAAATATTCTACCAAGAAGAAAGGGGATATTTTCAACTTCAATACGAAAATGGAATGTTCTACACCGATAAAGTCCGTAAAGAAGAAACTTGACAAGACTACTGGCTTTATCATCGATGAGTATAAAATCCAAGATTTATTGGATGATACCAACGACAACACCAACGACAATGATGATGATTTGGTATTGATAGACACTGTTACAGGAAGTTATGTAGATTCAGGTTCTTTCCCTGATGTTGTCCACTCGGATGCTGGGGGAGTGCTGACCCTTACAGCCTCAAAATCGCCTTGGGATACCCTGCCTTTCAGAGTAGGGGAGAAAATCAAAATCGTGGAGGGGCTGAATGTTGGAGAATATACTATCCTTGCTATCAAGTCCCACACGCTGACACTTGACAAACGAGTAGGAATAGAACAGGGGACTATCCTTACCAAGATAGAGCATACCCTGACTGATGTGGTTAAGAACAGAAACGCCACGGCAACAGATGGCTTTATTTCAGCCGAGGGCGTGAAAAACAAACGAACAGCCGTAAATCTTTACCACAATCCAAAATACCAAATGAAAAGGTGGTTTCCTCTCTTTGGTGGTGGATTGTCCAAGAAACCTAACGGCGAGAATATCATCGTGACCAACTACAAGAACAACGGCAAAATAGAAGTAGAGCCTGATACAGATAAAATCCCATACCTACCAAAAGAGAAAGATGTTTTAAATGAAAATATCAGCCTTGAAAGGTTAAGGAGGTCAAGCCGTGTGCTGTTCGGCACGGAAAACATAGAGGTAACGCTCACGAATGTAACCTTTGAGGAGTTTTACAATCTTTACAATCGCTGGAGAGTAGGCGAGGATATCTACACAGGGGAGAAGATACCAAGCAGAGGATACATAGATGTTTATATCAATGGCGAAACTTACAGCATCTATCCATTCGGAACGGAAGCCCTGCAATACGATAAAGGCGCCAATGAATTAACCATAAAAGGGAAAATCAAAAATTCTAAATGGGGAAGAAAGATATTCGATAAGACCTTTGACCAAACCTTTGAATAACAAAAAGCCCTGCACTTAGGCTCAAGGTGCAGGGCTGTTGTAATAATAGAATCAGAGCCTATATTTTGTCGGCACAAATACGAATACGATTTGCAAGGTCACATAATGCTCCTTTTAGTATTTCCTTTTCCTCATTCGTAAATTCTGTTTCTTTGCCGTTTCCATCTATTCCTGTAAGTTTTTGACTTAACCATGAACGGGATTTACCGAAATATTTCTGTGAGATTTGTGCCCAAGAAACATCTACTATAATATCCCACATCTGATTTTTCATGCTTTCTTTTTTTGCTTTTATTTCCATAATGTTTATTTTTTAAAGCCCCTTTCGGGGCTGGGTTACTCTTTTTTGTCTTTATCCATCAACTTATCTAATAATGCATAAATATAAAGTTCTAATTCAATAGATGGTGGATAAATCTTTTTAAAATTTCTAATGGTTTCTATTAGCTCCCATTCTTTTTCTGTTAATTCTTTTTTCATGTCTGATTCTTTAATTATTACACTACAAAGATATTAAACATTTGTATAATAAACAAATATTTCTGCAACTTTTTTCAAAAAATTTTCCCCTAATAGTTCCCCGTAAACTTCCCCTAACTTAAAACATAATCCCAAGATATTCCTTTATCCCCCAAATGCAATATTCCGTGGCATTCATGTAGTGGTCGTTTCGTTTTATCGGTTTCTCGGTAGGCTGTCCGTTGATATATTCATATTCGTAATTCTGGTATTCATTATCAAAATCGCCATCATCTACATAGTATATTCGTGCTTGATTGATAAAGTCAAACCTTGCCTTATAGGTAGGCTTGGAAGTCGGCACAGCATTGATTGCGTATAATGTTCGTAAATCGTTTGTTAGACTTATCTCGCTCCCTGGTTCCCTATCTGCACTATCTGCCCAGACAAAGGTAACATTGCCAATAGGAACACCAGCATATTTAAGATGTTCGCCAAGCGGTCCCTCCATTTGGTTCATCGGCTTGTAGAGTAGTGGTCTAATGTAGAATGATTTGTCGCCATCATACATCACTTCCACGCAAGCCGTAGGATTAGCAAAACCATAATCTAAACCATAATACTTTCGGTAGCCGTGCTTTGCGACTTCGTTATACTGATTGAGGCTGATTACTTTCCAATTCTTGTAAATCTTATTTGGTTTCTCGGACTTCTGCCCAAGACCATAAACAAGCCAGTGATACTCGGAAGCAGAGCCTACATCTTCATTGTATCTGCATCTTTTCAGCTCTTTGATTTGCTTTGCTGTTAGATTTAGCGGATTAGCCCCTAAATCATAGGTTTTAGCGCTGGCTTCGTTGAGAATGTTGGAAGTTACAGCCTCGCAAAACTTTATCGGCTGGTAGGATAAAATCTGCATCCGTTGTTCAGGCAAAATAAACGGATTGTCCTTAAATGTAGAGTAACTCACATAGGTGGTTTCTTTCAGTTTCTCCTTTTCAATCCAGTGGTTTTGCTTCGGATTCCAGTCAAAGATGATAACCTTGGAACGCTGGGCGAGTTGCCGATATACTTCTTCCGAGAAATTGTAAGGCTCGTTTATCCAGCACAATGTTTGAGTCATACCCATTGCGTCGTCTTCATCATCCAATCCTGTAAATCGCAAGATGTTGCCATTGTTCCTGAAAGTCCAAGTGTGATTGGTCTTGTTCTCTATAAGATACTGATATAAATTCTCCTCTTCAAGGTAAGCGTCCAGCTCTTCAATGGTTATTTCGCCTCGTTCAAATTGTTTCTTCCTCACCTGTGGGTCTTTCAGCCACTCCCTCCAATCTTTCTCTACGATATCCCTGCAACTCTTCTGTGTGTCCCTCAGCACTGTTGCTGAGGAAATAGGGTTGTTCGCAAGGAAATTATACAGCACTTGGAAATTGCTCCAAGTTTTGGAACTCCTTGAGCTTCCCTCCTCAATGATAAGCTTATACCTGTGCTGCCAAGTCTTGCCGTTGGGTATCTTTTCATTTAAAGCGCCCCAAACTTCGGCAAACACCTTTGATGCTTTGAATTTTATCTTTTTGTCCATGCTTTTTTAAATTAAAAAGCCCCACATTTCTGCGAGGCTCGGTAGCAAATCAATAATAAATAATAACTATGAAAAGAATTTATGTTAGTCTTCCTCCTGTGGCATTACCACTTCTACCTGAATAGAAGAAGGGATATTGTTTATCTTATCACCTGCCGTTGTAAGGTCTTTCTTGTCTGTAAGTCCCAAATCCCTCGCTATGATATTGGCATTAAAGAAGCCAGCCACTGCGCCCTCAAACTTATTGCAGTAAATTATCTCTTCTATCCGTGTAATGACTTCGGAGTAATTTATGTCTGGTCTTTCTCTTAAAGAGTCTTTTAAGTCGTTGAAATACTTTGTATTAACGCCCATAAAGACACAAAGTCCGTGCAGGGTGTAGGGTCTTTTTATCGGCACTTCAATAATCTGTCCAGACATAGCGCCACCTCTTACAGCCTCTGCTTTCATTAGAGGGTGGCTATCACACCACTGAAAATACTCACACGCTTCATTCCACAACTCTTCAGCTGTGAACCTTTTATCCTTTCCGTGCTTTTTGCGTAACTTCCAAAATTGACTTCCTATTGGTGCTGGCATTGTGTTTTTGTTTTTAATTTAAATTCAAATGGTTATCTATTAGAGTTTTTACCTCTTCAAAATCGTAGCATACAGCCGTATTCCAATTATTGTTGCTCAACATGGTTAAGACTTCTAATTGATTTTTTGTTGGTTTATTCGGCTTTATTTTCAATTCTATCGCTAAACCTGAATAAGTCTTATTTGGCTGGAATATAAGTATATCAGGCATTCCTGCTCTTACGCCCAGTCTTTTGAGTTTCGCCCCCTGCTGTATGCTTGTTTTCCTTTCATTAGCGATATGGCAGAACAGCACATTGGGATATTGTAACCTTAAATAACTGGCTACACTCAACAACAAATTATCTTCCTTATTCATCCTCACAAATATAGTATATTTTCTTATTTAGAACAAATAAAAATAAGAATAAAAAAGCCCTGCTGGTGCAGGGTGTGGTTAATAAAATATTTCTATTTAGATTTTTTTAATTCTCGGTTAAGATACCAAATAGCCTTTTCCAAGTCTTCCCTAAACTTTGCAGGGTCTTTCTTCCCTGCTCGGCTGATGTATTTCACAGCGTTGCCCAAATTAAAATTCAAATTTTGGTCTTCTATGAAGTCTATTACTTCTATTTTACCACTATTGTAGTGAGATGGGTTTTCCACTTGATTTCTTTTCATGCTTTTAAAATTTTGTGCAAATTGGTCTTTTATAATAGCCACTTTATCATTAAAATTATTAATCATCTTCTAAATTCTTTTTAATCTCCTCTTATTATTTTAAAAAATTCGTGTATAAAATCCGACATATCCAAATATGCCATTATAGGCTGCCAATATTTATATCGATTAAATCTTGCGACATAAAAATATTCCGATTCAAATCCCCTTATACCTTTCCGTAATAAACTCTTATCACTTAAGTCTTCATATCCTAATTCTGAAAGAAGATGGGTAGCATCTTTTTCACTCCATTGAATGGAATTTTTAAATTCAGAAGGCTGTGGAATAACTTTAAATTTCATAAATGTTACTTGTTCTGAATATATGATTTCCGCTTCAAAGAAATGTCCATCAGAATTAAACCTCTTTCCGAAATGGTTTATAAACACTTGAGCATAATCTTTTAAAACTTCTGATTGATAAGGAAGATGTTCGTCACTTGTTGAAAGTACGGTGTTTCTTGTTATTTTAGACAATAGTTCAACCTGCTCATCAGTCAAAGGTTCGAACTCATCCCATATATTGCCTAAATAATCTACAAACTGACCGTTATGATTCTCATCTTTTAATTTACATATGCTACAATCTTCCTCACCATGGTCATTAAATTTTCCCCACTTTCCTACATATTCTTTATAGTTTATAATGTGTCTTAAATCCATATTTTACTTATTTAAATCTTCAAATCTTAATCCCATTGCGTAGGATTGTAAATTTATTTCTGCATGTTGAGGGTTTTTGCTGCTATCAAAACTATCATCCTGCCATTGGAAGATGAGGTTTTTGGGCAAATTGTTGTCTATATCGTAGATTACATCTTTCGTTGTGAATAGATACTCTCCGAAGCACAAAAGCCCCATTAAATCATCTCCTACAGCATAGTCAAAAAATACTTCGTGTTTCTCCTCAAATAATCTGATGTATTCTTTTAGGATGTTGTCTAATTTATCTCTTAGTTTCATCTTTTTTTGTTATATATATATTTAAAGACAAAATGTTTATAAAACAAAAGAAAACAGCGTAAGCTTTTCTAATCTCTTCCTCCCAATTAACTAAATTAAACGATAATTCAGATATTGAACAACTTAGATAAATTATGATATTCACCATTAAAATTGTTGTTATAAATTTCTTCATAATCCTAAAACTTTTACTTGTTCTTCTGTTAGTGGTTCAAAGTTTGCGTAATTTCCAAACTCGTTTTCAAACGGGTAAACTCCATTTTCAGTGTTATCATAACCTAATAACTTACCTATTAGAAGTATATCCTTGTCGCTATCCAAAAACTTTCCCCACTTTCCTATATATTCCTCATAGTTCACAGGCTTTTCTTGGGTAAATCCTTGCAGAGTGTATTCTGTGAAGGATAACGCTGTTAATGCTCCATGGTCAGTGTAAATAAAAGGTTTTTCGTCTGTGTATTTATCAAATTTAACTTCACAATTAAAAGAATTATAAGCATCTTTTACCTTTTTGATAGAATAAACATAAGTAACTTCACCCCATCCAAATCTATGGTCAAAAACTCTATCTCCTACTCTAAATATTTGTTTTTCCATTTTTTTTGATTTTTTATTTTACTGAGTAACCTTTGTTTATAAATCCATAAACATCGTAGTTGTTGTTTTTTAAAGTTTCTTCTATTTTAGAAGATAATGTTTTAGCAATGTTTATATCTGTAAGGTTATTGTTAATAATCATTTCTAATTTTTCTTTCTCTCCAATAGTAAGTTTATCCATTATTCTACTATCTTTCAGCACATCCTCCAATGGCTTCAAAACAATCTTATCTCCTTTCGTAGTCATCCTGCTGATAACTGTTCTGATTCCATCGTCTGTAAGATGAATAGACTCTTCTACAAATTCAGGTGTTCTTAATGTTATAAATCTGTCATAGTAATTTAAAATATCTTTGGATATTTCGTTATCTACATACTCATACTCCTTTCTCTTTCCTACGATTTTCAATTCACATCTCTCCCAATTAGTATGAAATTTATTACCATCAACCACAGGATAAACACTCATTATAGGCTCTTCACCCTCGTTCCATACAAGATTAAAATCTAATTCAAAATATGCTTCTCCATCTTCTCTTTCTAACCCTAACACAAACCAAGCATCTGTCCAATCTTGATTGACCATTTCTTCTTGTAGATTAAAAGTCTCACTAAATCCAAATGCCTCTACAATAAGGCTATCCGTTTCAAAATTTATTATTGCTTTCATTTTTTCAAACAATTCAAGCCGCTTTCCTTTGTTTTAACTTTGATTTTTGGTTTTGTCGCGCTTTTTAAGAATTCCCAAAATCAAATTTCAAAGGGTGTTTATTTCAATTTCCTATTACAATAAAGGTTTAGCTATCTCAATTAAATCATTGAAGTTTTCTATGAATTTATCTCTAAGCTCTTCTGTTTTGAAAGCTAATATTCTATGTTTACCCCCATAAATATTTTTAGCTATATTGTTCTTAAATATTTCTATAACCCATTTTGTTTCTGCAACACTATTCCAATCAGGTTTCCACCCATTATTGTATTTGTCTCTTAATTGACACAGTTGTGCAAGTGCTAAACATGCTGTTGCTTCTTCTTTTGTAGGGAAAACATTTTTGTTGCTTTTATCATTTGTAGTATTATTTCCAATTTTAGCTATATCACTTAAACTACTTACAAAAAAACCATCTATAAATTCTAATTCTTCCCAACTTTTAGGTAAATCATCAACTTTTTTAAAAACTATTTTCTCAAAAGTTGATTTTTCTTTATCTATTTCGTAGCCTTCTGGCACTTGAATTTTAAATTCTTTCGCTTCCATCTTATTTATCTTTAATGTTACTATTTAGTAAGTTACTTATTTGGCATATAAAGCCTTTATGGTGAACATACACGCTTCCTCTAACTTTGTTTGTGCGATAGAAATCAGTCTTTGTTTTTCTGCACTTGCGGGTGATGTGTTTTTGTCACCCCTTTGTTTTTCTAACATATCAATAATATCCGCCAAATCAGACCTTATATCTTCTACTAAATTTGGCTCTGTTTTTAGATTATCAATACTACATCTTATTTTTCCTATTGTTTTCATATTCAGTTATTTGTATTTATTTTATTTAATATTTTTACCAATTCATTAATTTTTTTCTCAGAAGATTCGTACATTTCCTTAATAGCTCTAAAGTTTTGTTTTTCTTCTTCTAATAATTCTTCTATATACGATTTTGCTTCTTTATGAGCTTCAAAATTTTTTAAATACTCCAAACGAATACTGCCTGAATCACCTTCTAACACGCTATTCGTTCCAAGCAAATTTAACAGACAAGGTAGTTTCCATTCAACAATGCTTTCCCTATTATTAATTGTTAAGGTCATATTTTCCAATAAAAACATCGTACTATGATGAGTGATACTATTTCCAAGTGGAGACTTTAAAGACTCTACATAAAACGAGTCTAATCCCATGTTAATCAATTCCTTTTTAAAATCTTTTTGTAATTTATAAATAGTCAAGATAATATCTCTTACTTCTATATTGTTTATTTTCATATTTTTACTTCTTATATCTCAAATTTCTAATAAACTCTTCCAGCATATCAAACTGCTTCGCGTTGAGCTGAGGCATGATTTTCACGATGTTTTCCATTTTCTTCTCCCACACCTGCCTTACTAAATCATCTTCTTCGTTTTTCACAGCACTTTCATACATGCTGTTATTCATGAATATAACCGCCTTTCTTAAGTCTTCAACAAAGGGATATCCATTTAGCATCTTCATTTCTTCCAGCGCATCTACCAACTCTATCTGTAGGGCTACCGTGCAGTAGAACTGCGACATTATGGATTTTAATTTTACATGCTCCTCAATGGTAAGGCTTTCAATTCTTCTTGTTCTTACTTTCTTTTCGTATTTGGCTTCTTTTTTCAAGAGTTTTTTATGGTATTCTGTAAGGTGTATTCCTGCTGTATTCATGCTATTCTATTGTTGTTTAATGTGTTGTATTCTTGCTTTGTTTTTATCTCCTTTTTGAATTGTTTGTAAGGGTCTTTCACTTTGCAACTGCATAGGAACAGCACCAGCGCTATAAGTTTTAGTGTTTTCATATTTATCATTTTTAAGTCTATTTCATAATTAGACTGTGCATTCATCCAAAATTTAGCAGGAACACCTAAAAATTTTTCAAGTCTTGTAGCGATATCTTGATTTATTGGTTTTTCCCCTTTAATGATTTCGTTTATTGTAGATTCAGGCAAATCTAATTCAAGAGCCAAATCATTCTGTTTTATACCTCTTGCTTCTATCTCATCTTTTAAATGTTCACCAGGATGAGTTGCTTCTTTAGGTGTTAAATTTTTTAAATTTATTGCTTTCATATTGCTCTAATTTTTCGGTTAATTCCTCTATTCGGTCTTCCAGCATCTTAACATCGCTGCTCCATGCTATAATCACAATAGCGATTGATAAGATTAGGATTGAAACTATTACTACCATTTTTTGTATTTCTTTTTTCGTTTATAATTACTTGTTACTTCCTTGAAAATCTCCTCGTTCCACTCATAAGCCTTGACAGAACCCAAGATAAGTTCGTTCACTCGGCTTCGGTATTCCATATCCAGCCTTGTGACATAAGAGCCTATTCTCTCCAAGAATTTTTCTCTTAAATCTTTCACTTTCAAGTATCCCTCTGGAACATGGATTTTGCCTCCTTTTGGCGTGTGGATGCTGTAGTCTTTCGGCTTGTATACTGACTTGTCTATCTGCTCCTTTTTGGCTTTGATTACTTCCTTTTCTCGCTCCCAAGATGGCGAATATCCCATCGGAACAAACTTTACCTTTCGGTTTAATTCTTTGGCTTTTTCAAGTGTTTTTTTAGCCTTTGTTAATTCCTCTATATTAGGTTTCACTATATCCGTATTCATCTTGATTTTGTTTGTTTTTATATCTTTTTCTCTGTTCTTTTCTCTGCTCCTCATAGGCTTTTATAAGGGCATTTATATCTTTGCTTTTAGCGACCCTTTCTATCTGTTTCATTGGGTCTTTTTTGAGTTCTTCCAGTGTCATAATTTTTGTTTTTTAGAATGGAAAGCCGTCATCATCATCTTGGAAGATTTCAGGTGTGGCTTCCATTTTTGGCATCGTGTATTCCTTTGGTTCTTCTTTGGTTATCCAGTTGGAATTGTCCCAAATTCTCTCTGCGCCATCGTTAAAGTCCGTGAGATACCTGCCGTTATTGATGTTATACCAAAAATCCCATTGCCCTGTATCTCCCAGCGTTTTGTTTATCTTGGTCTTGCTTACCAGCACTGTTCCGTGTGAGAGGAATTTGCCGTCATCATCCTGATTTCTTCGGATGGACATACAATAGTCAGGCATGTTCCAAAAGTCGGCAGAGCCTGAAATATCGTAAGGTGTTGGCATCTTAAACTTTCCATCGTTTCCCTTTGGTAGTTTCGTAGGGTGCGCCACCAAGAACAAGAGGCTGTCGGTTTTCTTGGTAAAAGCAATCATCTTCCCAAGCGCCTTTTTGATATACAGCCTTTCATTGTCGCTGTGGTTTGCTCCCTGTTCTATCCTGTTGAAAGGGTCTATCAGGAAAGCCTTACATCCTTTGGCTTTGGCTAAATATTCAAACCTTGCCAAAATATCATCTATGGTCATATCCTCGTGAGGTGCTACCCAGAAAACATTTTTATTCAAATATTCTTCGCCTATTTCCTTTTCCGTTTCGGAAATCACTCCCTTTTTGTATTCCTTGCCGATGAACTTTGAAAAAACTCTCGCAAAGTGCGATGGCAAAGGCATACTTTCAGGTGTGTAGTAACCAATTCCCCAATGATACAGCGCATTCAATTTTGAGTAGATAAAATCCATAAACTCGGACTTTCCGCTACCTGGCGTTCCTGTCACCACTCCAAACCTCCCTGTCTGCCATCTTATCCTCTCATCAAGCCCCTCTACGCCTATTCTCAAACCTTGCGGTAGTCCGTTTTCAAAGTAAGCATCCAATTCACTTTGGAAGTCTTCCACTGCATAAACATTGCTTAACTTTAAAAATTTGGCACTTTCCACGGCCTTACGGACACTTTCTACTCCCTCCGCGACTAACAACTCATTTGCATCTTTAAACTGCTTAAATGATACGCTTTTGCATTTTTCTATTCCAAGTCTGCGCGTAAGGTCGTTTTTCAGTTCCAAACCTTTCATGTCGTTGTCGGTCGCCAAAATGAAAGTTTCTACTTGGTTGAGGTCTTCAAGGCTGTTATCAAAGTATTCCATTCGCCCAGTAGATGCTCCATTCGGCACACTGATAACATTTTCAAATCCTGCTTGGATTAGCGAAAGTGCATCCATTTCGCCCTCTACGATGATGATTTCCTTGTAGACTTTCAGCGCATCGTAATTGAACCAAATCAGCTCTGCCCCTGAATGCAGTTTGAAATTCTTCTGCCCATCGCGGTACTTCACATTGACCAGTTCGCCGTTTCGGAAGTAGGGAAACACGATGCAGTTGGCTTTTTTCTCAATTTGTGGCATCCATTCTTCCTTTTCGCCAATCTTCATTCGCAGCAGTGTTTTTTGCGATATTCCTCGCTTTTCAAACCACTTTACCAGCTTTTCGGAAAGTTTGGTGTAGTTTTCCCACTTTACCTCTGGCTTGGTGTAGATTTTCTTTTCAAAAGACACATGCTTCACAAATCTCGCTTCGCAGTGGTTGCAGTAGCCTACTTCTTTTTCTGCGTTGTAGGAGAAACATTTGATGTTCTTTTTTCGCCTGTTTTTAGAACATTCAGGACAAACCGAATAGTTTTCTGTGTTTCTGTTGATTTCAATTTCGTAGATGTGATTTGTCGCCAGCGACATTATCATTTCTGTCATAATCCTGCGGTTTTAAAACATCGTTATTCTCGTTCCATCTCGTGCTATATGCCCTCCT